CGCGCTTGGCCTGTAGCGCTGCGTCCACGGTCGCGACGGTGCCACCACTGCAAGGCCCCGAAGGCCCGGCAAGATATCTCAGGATGTGCTCGCGCGTCTGCTCGTCGGTGAGTTCGCGTTCGGTGCTCATTGTCCTTGCTCCTTGGCGATGAAGTCGCGAGCCGCGCGGGCTTGGGCGACGCGAGATCGACGCAGGGTGTCCGAGACGCACTCCCACTGGCTCGACCCAACGAACACGGTAAGGTGCGCGTCGTGAATCACCTTCGCCAGCGCCTCGTCCCCCTCCGCATCGCGCGCGGGGTCGTGCTGAGCGAGGAATGATTCCACCACGTCATACGCCTCGTTGATGTCTTTAAAGAAGACAGCTTTGAGGCTCCGCGTCTCGGCGAGACTCTTGAGTAGCACCCGCATCGCCTCAAGCGTCCGCGCGTCTAGGTCAACCTTCATGGCGTTCTCCTTGTGCCTTGGCGAGAGCGGCGCGGATTCGCGCGTTCATCTCGTCGTTCTTCTTCCTGCCCCCCGCATCCCACGCGGCGCTGACCTTCTCGCGGTCGTATCCGCGCGCGTCGTCCTTGCCCGGACGCAGGTAGCCCGTGTCCTTGCGGAACATCTCGCCGATGCGCTCGAACGTCTCCAGGTCGTTCGCGTCGCACAGCCCACGCCAATCGTGGACGGCTTGCAGCGCCTCCCGCATCTCCCACGACGCGGCGAGGAGGTGGGCGTTGGCAAGCGATTCCTTGGTGTGTTGCGGAAGCTCGATCTCGACGAAATACCCGTGCCAGTCTTGGCGCTCCGTCGCAACACCACCGATCAGCACGCGCCCGTTCTTGTAACGAGAGCGTGGATCCTTCGGTCCGTACACGTACAGACCGTCAACCACGTACGGCCCCTTCGTCGGCGCGCTCACGGGGCACCTTCCTTCGCCGCATCGATCGCCTTCAAGATGTGATCTTGCCACTTGCGCGCGTGCTTGCCGTTCAAGCCTTCGACCACCTCGCCGATGATCTGGATTCGCGCGCACGCCATGCACTCGCCGTCGAGCGACTTGCGGTAGCAAGCGGCGCACAGGTAGTTCGCATGCCCGTCGTCGCTCTCGTCGTTGATGTCGCGATCGAAACCGACGCAATCCACGCCCTCCTTGCACTCGGTGGGATCGTCGTCGATCCAACCGCCGCAATCGGCGCACGTCACGTCCGTGCAGTCCGAGTAGGGCGCTTCCTGCGCGTCGTACATCGCTTGGGCTTTGCGGAATGATTCGTCGTTCATGATTGCACCTTCCCTTCCACGATCACGGTGAACTTCGGGCGGAACGCTTCGTTCATGTCGGCGAGCAAGCGTTGGGCTTCCAAGCTCAGGGCTTCTTCGTTCGGCTCCCGCGTCATGTCGCGCAGCTCGCGCTCGATGACCAGGGCGCACACGTCGCACACGATGGCGAAGCGCGTGTCGGGAACGTTCAGGCTCAGCCCGCGCAGTTCGCCGACGATGCGCGCGGCGGTGTGGATCTCTTGTTGGTTCATGGCTGCGGGCTCCTTTCCCGCGCTCTGATCCTATCGGCGGTTGTGGACGCTGTCCACACTCAAATCCTTGACGCGCACCCCGTAGACGCGCGCAAGTCGTCGAAGAGACGCGAGTTGCGGCGTCCGAGTTTTCTGTTCCCACGACGAGATCGCAGACTTCGAGAACCCCGTGACGTGGGCAACGTCGCGTAGGTCCATCCCGCACGCGAGGCGTGCCATCTTCATGGCGTTCGGTTTTCTGTTGCGCATTTTTCTAATGTAGCGTGTGGACATCGTCCACGCAAGCCCCTACGATCGCAAACCATGACGACGCACAGCGAACTCGCGTGCTTCCGCGACTGCCCCCGGAAGCGTCTCCTCCGATACGGCTACGGCATCCGCCTCGACCAAGAACCCGGATACCTCACGTTCGGGCGCGCATGGCACGCACTTCACGAAGCGTCCGACATCGCCGCACTCACGCTCGATCCGTACGATCGCGCCGCGCTCGACGAGATGTGGAAAGCGTACCCGTTCAAGATCGAGTACGTCGCCGTCGAAGCCGAGTTTCCGCCCCCCGGTGGATGGATCGGCGCGCCACGGATCCCCATCGGTTTCCAGGGCAAGCTCGACGCCATCGTCAAGCTCGACGATGGACGCCTCGCGCTGCTCGAACGCAAGACCACCGCTTCGCTCGACGACAACTATTGGACGCGCCTTGAGTTCGATTCGCAAGTCGCTGGATACTTCGTCGCCGCCCGTGCGCTCGGCTTCGATGTCCAGACCGTGCTCTACGATGTCGCCGAAAAACCGTCGATCCGACCCTACAAGGCGACGCCGGAAGACAAGCGTAAGTACAAGGCTGACGGCACTTTGTACGCGAACCAGCGGGCGTCTGACGAAACACCGGCAGAATATGCTCGCAGGGTCGCCGAGTGGTTGGCAGCCGAACCGCGCTTCCATATGCGCGAACTGCCCATGACGGCGCAGCGTCTCGCCGATTGGGAGGCCGACTACTACCAACAGGCTCAGGCGATCCGCGACGGTGCCGCGTGGCGCAACCCGGCGGCGTGCGTTCTCTTCACACCCTGCGACTACCTGCCGATCTGCCATCGCAGCGACCTCGACACGAACACTCCTGACGGGTTCCGGCGCAGTGCCGTTGCCCATGAGGAGCTAACCGCCCGCGTGGGGCTAGCCACGCATTCCTGATCTATGGCACTACCCATTCCGGGAGCGTCGCCTCCCACTCCGATCGCGGCGGCAACGTCCGGCGTGATCTCAACCGCACGTCGAATCCTCATCTACGGTCCACCTGGGATCGGAAAGACAACGCTCGCAACCGGCATCGCCGACCCCACCGTCATCGACCTCGACCACGAGACCGGACACCTTCCTCTGGCGAAACGAATCGTCGTCGAGAACTGGAGGCAAGTCCGCGCCGCGATCCAGGGCGTTACCACGAAGTCCGTCGTCATCGACTCAACGTCGAAGGCCGAGAACATGTGCGTCATGCACACACTCGAAACCATCCCGCGCGAGAAAGGCGGCATGGCGGCGAACCTCGAAAACTACGGCTTCGGCAAGGGATACCGCCACGTCTACGACGAGTGGTTGCTCATGCTCGCTGACCTCGACCGTCTCACCGAACGAGGCGTGAACATCGTTCTCGTAGCACACGAGACCGTCGAGACTGTGCCGAACCCGAGCGGTGAAGACTTCATCCGATACGAGCCGCGATTGCAGAAGCAGAAGAACGGCCCGATCCAGTCACGCACCGTCGAGTGGTGTACCGACGTGTTCTACATCGGACAAGACATCGTCAGCGTCGATGGGCGCGGACGTGGAACCGGAACACGAACCATCTACGGCACGCCGCGCCCAACGTGGATTGCCAAGTCTCGCCCCGCACGGCCCGAAAAGTCCTGGAACAACCCGACCGACATGTCTTTCTGGAAGGAACTGATCCCGTGAGCGAATACCAAAAACTCCCCGGCCAACCCACCTACGCTGTTCCCTACCTCGCCGAAGTCGTCGAGTGGGGCGTGCGCGAACCGGCGAAGGACTCGCAAGCGGTGTCCGTGTTCCTGCGGATGCACCTGCTCAAGTCCTGGGATGCGATGAACAAGAAGTGGGACGACATGGAGGGCGAACTCTCCAAGTACGAACTGATCGGCGACTGGTACACCCACAAGAAGGACGGATCCGTCAACCAAAACGCAGTCGAACAACTCCACCGATCCATCGGATGGAACGGGGACTGGACGTTCTACGAACGCGACCCGCTCGAAGGACTCGCCGTTTCCGTCGTGGTCGAGACGGAGGTCGACGCCTACGAAGGAAAGAACCGCATCAAGGCAACGTGGCTCAACCCGCCGACGCACGTCCCCGGTTCGCAGGGCATCGCGCGCAAGATGCCCGTCGAAAAGCTGAGTCAGATGAACTCACTTCGACCCTTGAAGGGTTTGGTCCCTGAGAAGCCGCCCGTTCCGTGAATCTGCGACCGTATCAGGTCGAAGCTGTCGCCAAGCTCCGTAACGCTTGGCGACAGCGCCCTATCCTCCAACTCGCCACGGGTGGAGGTAAGACCGTCGTAGCCGCTGAGATCATTCGATCCGCCGTCGCCAAGGGCAAACGGTGTCTCATCGTCGCTCACACGCGCGAGATCGTTCTACAGACAGCGCGACGCTTCGCCGAGTACGGCTTCAACGTCTCGACGATCATGTCCGGTGAGCCGGAAGAAACGAGCCTCGTCTACTGCGGCTCGATCCAAACGCTAGCGCGCCGCGAACTACCCGCCGTCGAAGTCGTCATCATCGACGAAGCGCACCACGCAAACAGTCCGTCGTGGAAGACGCTGATCGACTCGTACCCGAACGCCGCCGTCATCGGTCTCACTGCGACGCCTTTGAGGCTTGACGGGCGCGGGCTCAACGAAGCAGGGTTCGGCGCGATCATCCAAGCCGCGACGATGGAACAACTCATCACCGAGGGGTTCTTGGTACGTCCACGCATCTACTCCGTGCCCGTCGCCGACGTTGACGCCACGAAAAAGACCGGAGGCGACTACACGCAAGCCGCGCTCGACGACTTCTCGCGCACGATCATGGGCAACCTTGTCGAGCACTGGAAAGCCTACGCCAACGGCGCGCGAACGATCGTCTTCGCATGCTCAATCAAGCACTCGCGCGACATCGCCGAAGCATTCGGAGATCAAGCACTCCACGTTGACGGTACGATGTCGAAGGAAGAACGCGCGGAAGCCATCCGTCGTCTATCCGAAGGTGACATCCGCGTCATCACGAACTGCTCCATCTTCGGCGAGGGGTGGGATCTTCCCGTGCTCGAATGCGCCGTGCTCGCGCGCCCCACGCTGTCGCTCGCGTTGTACCGTCAGCAGTGCGGGCGTGTCCTGCGTTCGTCGCCGGGTAAGACCGAAGCCGTCATCCTCGACCACGCCGGGAACTTCCACCGCCACGGCTCGCCGCTCGACGAACTCGACTGGTCGCTCGATGGCAAGCCGAAACGTAGGACCGACTCGCCTCCGGGTAAGACGTGCCCCGAGTGCTACGTCGTCGTTCACGCATCCGCGAAACTGTGCCCCGAGTGCGGGTTCGTGTTCGACATCAAGCCGCGCGAACCCGATCACGTCGACGGGCAACTCGAAGAAGTCAAGGACTCCAAGCCTATCCGTCGCGCCGTCTACACCAACCTGTGCGCGACAGCTTGGACAAGAGGGTACAAGATCGGGTGGGCGCGAAACCAGTACCACGATCGGTTCAAGGTCTGGCCGCGCCTCATGAAAGACATCGAACAGGAGCATTTCCCCTGTGAGCAACACGAACCCCAACGAACCGACTTCGGAACACGATGCGCTCGATGCCTCCGAAGCCTCGATCCAAGGCAGGATTCACTACGCAGTCGGTAGACTCCCCGAGGTCCGACTGTGGAGACAGAACGCGGGCATCCTGCGCGTCACGTCGCAGTCCGAGTGCCGGTTCTGCAAGGCACCGATTCAAACGCGCGTCGTGCGTGGCGTTCCCGATGGAGCAGCCGACCTGTCCGGCATCGTATCGGACGGGCGACGACTCGAAATCGAAGTCAAGTCAGCGACCGGCAAACAGCGAGACAATCAGAAGAGGTGGGAGATCATGATTCGTGAACGTGGCGGAATCTACTTCGTTGCGCGCTCGCCCGAAGAAGCACTCGACCAACTCGCCAAGCGGGGGATCATTCAGTGAAGAGATACCACAACCTCGGCTGGTTCCTCACGCCCGTCAAAGGCAAGGTCCCCGTCCTTTCGAGCTGGCACATTCGACCGCGTCAGACCGAAGCCGATCTCGACGAATGGCAAGCCAAGGGCTACGGCGTCGGCGTGCGCACGGGCCACGGGTTCTGTGTGCTCGACGTGGATCCTGGCGCGGCGCAGGAGTGGTTCCTGATCTCGCGATACCCGCATACACCGATCTGCCGCACACCGCGCGGAGGGTTGCACGTCTACCTCGCCGCGCCTGACACACTCGGAAACTCCGCCGGCAAACTCGCCGAGCACGTCGATATACGTGGGAAGTCGGGACAAGCCGTCATCTATGAGGATTGGGTAGTTCCGCCTGAGACGCCCATCGCGGAGATGCCGACCGAATGGCTCGAAACGCTCCTGTCGGCGGTCACGGCTGAAAAGAAGGGAATGGCCGCGCTTCTGCGCGAGTCCAAGTCTGTCCGCCAAGCCGCCGAAGGAACGCGGAACGACACGCTCAACCGTGCTGCGTTCAACCTCGGGCAACTCGTCAAGTCCGGCGCGCTCGACGAACTCACCGTGCGATCCGAACTCGAATCCGCAGGGCTCGCGGTCGGGCTTGAACACGAGGAAGTGCTGCGCACGATCGAGTCGGGGATGCGCGGCGGGGCGCAGAAGCCGCGCGAAACCCGACCCACCAACAAATACGCCCACCTCCCGCAGCTCGTTACGAACCTACCCGGCCAACTACCTGCGCCGACGAAGCACGTTCTTATCCCCGGAAGTCACCCGACCGAAACCGGAACGGTCCCCGTAGGAACCAACGGGTTCGCCGATACGGTTCTCCGCGCGCTCGATCCCGGCGTGCTGTACCGGCGCGAGTCCATCGTCGGGATCATCGTCGAGGGACGGTTCTTCCCGATCGGCGCTCAGGGTATGCGCGCCGTCATCGACTCGCAGCTCACGCTTGAGATGTGGAAGAAGGTCCAGGGTGAGCCAGTCAAGATCTTCACGCCATGCACCGTCGACCTCGCCGCGCTCATCCTCGAAGTCGCCGCGCGGTCCAAGTACGTCCGCAACCTGCGCGCGATCCACCCGCATCCCGTCGTCCCGCCCGGTCGTAAGCGGCTACGCAAGGGATGGCACGAAGAGTTCGGCGTGCTCATCACCGACGAACCGCCGGAAGGTACGGAACCGATCGACCCGGCGGACATCCTCACGGACTTCAAGATGTCCAAGGCTTCGTACAACAACGTGATTGCCATGCTCTGCACGTGCCTGTGCCGATCCGTGCTCGGCGGCAACGCCCCGGCATGGTTCATCACGGCGTCGTCGGAACGCTCAGGTAAGACGAAGCTCGCGCAGGATGTCGTCGGCGGAATCATCCTCGGCGAGTCGCCCCCGATGATCCAGTGGCCCAAGAACGAGGACGAGGTTCAGAAGTCGATCCTCGCCTACCTTATCAGCGACCACCCGATCCTGATCGTCGACAACGTGCCATCCCGCGTCGAGTCCGCCGCCGTCGCCTCGCTCATCACCGCCGAACGCCCATCCGGGCGCATCCTCGGCAAGACGGAGACGATCGCACCCCTCAACGTACTGACGCTCATCTTCACCGGCAACCACATCGAACTGTCCAGCGAGATCGCCCGGCGCGGCGGCGTCATCGAACTCGAACCGGGCTGCGCGGACCCGGAACTGCGTACGGGCTTCCGACACCCCGACCTGCGCCTGTCCGTCGCTCAACAACGCTACGGGATCCAGGAGTTCTGTCTGCGGATCCTGGAGACTCCTGGAAAGCCCCACGCGCCCCTAGGCGGATTCGAGCGGTGGAACGACCACGTAGGCGGATCGTGCCATCGCGCGGGCTACACGCCCCTCCTGGACCGTCCTGCGCGCATCGTGGAGATGGACAACGACCGGCAGGACTTGAAGAAGATCCTCGAACGGGTCGAGACGGACTGCGGAGACTCCTGGAAGACCGCTTCGGACCTCATCCCGTACATCCAAGCCGCCGGAGCGTGGCCGCTGTGCTTCCGCAACGCCAACGACCACGCCATCAAGGTCGCGGTCGGCGCGCAACTCAAGAAAGCTACCGGCGTCGTCATCGGAGGGAGGACCCTGGAACGCACCGGAACAGGCTCCCAGCGTTGGTACCGTGTAAAAAGGGCTACGTGAGTTCCCGTAGATCCCGAGACATCCCGGATGCGATACGTAGTTCTAGCGCTCCAAATGCCGTTTTTCGGGATGTCTGTGTGATATGGGATCTTTTTATATACCTACACACATACACACACGCGCGCGTGCGCACGTGCGAGCCGGGGTGGATTCGATCCCGGAAGTCCCCGAGATCCCGAAAAGCATCAACAGGAGCGACAGATGACCGATTTTGGCACGTCGAAGAGTTCCCATGCGGTCCACGGAGATCCCACCTGGACCAAGACGCCGCCCACGGAGCCGGGGTGGTATTGGGTGAAGATCGACGACGAGGAGCGCGATATCGCAGAGCTGTGGGTCTATTGCGGCGAAGAGCGGTGGAGCGGCGCGTACCTTGGGCAAGGGCGCACGCTCGACGGCATCCGTCGTGATTACCCCGAGATCGAGTTCTGGCCCGTCAGAATCGAGGAGCCGCCGGTATGAACGTCGTCACGGTAGACAAGGCAGACGAAGCCCTGCTCTTCAACACCATGCGCAGCGGGACCATCGGGCGCGGTATCCCGCCCGTTCTTCCCATCACCGCCGCCGCCATGATCGGGATGCACGACAAGCGTGCGATAGCGTTGGTCAACAAGTGGGCGCGACGCGGGTGGTGGGGGTCGGGCGTCACGTCGAACCGGGGTTGGTTTGAGCCCGAAGCCCCCGACTCCCTGAACGCAAAGGAGCCGCCCTCCGGCGGCCCCTAGAACGTCACACGATCGCTTGCGCCGCGCGCCTGAGCAGTTCCGACACGCTACACCGCTCTCGGAACGCGATGGCACGTAGCCGCTCCCATTCGGCCGGGGACATCGTGATCGACTTCGGCTTGAGCGGGGTTGCGGATCGCGGACGACCGGGGGGGCGGGTCATCGGGCGAGCCTCCGGAAGATCAGGCACAAGCCAAGGACACAGACCGTGGTCCATGGGCCGCACAACAGCGCGGCTAGGAGGAGGGCGAGGATCATCGGGATGCCTCAATCGGTTGGAGGTCGCACACGTGCATAGATGCCCCGACGATGCGGCACGGTTGCGGCACGACCCGTACACTCCACACGAAGCCACACGCGCGGCACGTGCGACGCACGACGACGGTCGCGAACTCCATCTTCGGAATACGGGCGAGCTTGCGCCCACACGAACACTCGGGACGAATGTACGTTTGCTGGCTCACGGTGCGGGCTCCTTTCTCACCGCTAGGCGGTCGCGCACGATAGCGTCACGGATCGCCCATAGCGCAGCCTCGCGCGCTCGCGTTTGCCCGTGAACCTCGCCGCGCGCGGTCACAAGGACGGATCCACTCGCCGCGCGCACTTCGGCGTGGAATCGGCACAGCTTCTTCCGCAGCGCCCCCGCGTGCTCGTGCGACATCGTGACCGTGTAGCCGTCCCTAGTTCGGCCCGTGTGTGCGTCACCAATACGCACCCGCTTGTCCCATAGAATGCGGACGTTCCGCCATTCGCGGTTCATGCGGTTCCAGTCAGGCTCGCTCACGCGGCACCACCCTTCACCACGAAGCCCGCCCACATCGCATCCGCCATGCACTGCGCGCATACGGGGAAGGGGGCATCCGGAGCGTCTACGTGGGCGATGGTCGCAACGGCGGCTTGTCCGCAATCGGCATCGGTGTTCGGGTCGTGGGCTTGGCATTTCATGGTCGGTCCTCGTGAGGGGTTGGCGTCGGGCGACGTGCTCGACAGGCTTACTATCGGCGAGCGCAACCGATTCCGCAACTGAAAAACTGGAAAACTCGGTGGGATGTTATGTGTGGTATCTTTCGGTAACCATACAACAGGTTGTGGTTTCCTCTTGACACCACTACGGGTTGTGCCCTATCCCTGAGTGCGTGACAGATCCTGCGTTTCAGGCGCAACGTCGCCCCGATGGCACGTTCCCGCCGGGAGTGTCCGGCAACCCCTCGGGCAAGCCGAAGGGCTCGTACAGCATCCGCACGGCTTGGAAGCGTCGTCTTTCGGCGGGGTTCGAGAACGACACGACCGCCGGTGAGGGCGAGGAAAAGATCGGCACACTCGCTCGCGCGCTCGCCGAACAGCTTGAGAAGGCGATTGCACGTGGTGACACGGAAGCCGTGCGCGCGCTGTGCCTTGCGATTGCCGAAGCCGAAGGTAAGCCGCAAGAGCGCGTCGAGCACTCGGGCTCGATGATGACGATCTCGATTCAGGGCGAGCTTGCGCCCGAGGACGTCGACCCGCCGTGATTGCCGAGCCCAAGCAAGTCACGTGGAAGATGCGAGGCGCGGCGTGGACGCTCTTGCAACAGCTCAAGGGCTACCAAGGCGATAAGCGCATCTTCGAGGTCATGATCGACGGACCGCGCGGAACATCGAAGACCGTGAGCGTCGGCATGATGCTGCGCTCGTTCGCGCTGTGGTATCCGGGTATCCGAATGCTGTTCGTGCGCAAGACGCGCAAGAGCATCACGGAATCGTTCTGCCCCGATTGGGAACAAGTCGTGTGCATGGGCGTGGACGAGTGTTTGACCGGAGCGAAGGCCGATCAGCGGTCCGCGTACGTGTGGAAGAACGGATCGAAGCTCACGCTGCAAGGCATGGACGATCCGCACAAGACGTACTCGACGAGCTATGACCTGATCGTCGTCGAGGAAGCGTTCCAGTTCACACAAGACGAGTTCGCGCAGTTCCGCGCGATGCTTCGTAACTGGAACCCGCGCATCAAGTGGCAACTGTTGCTCGCGCTGACGAACCCGCGTCACCCGAAGCACTGGCTCATGCAGCGCGTCAAAGACGGGCACATGCAGCGGCTCAAGTCGCGCCACCAAGACAACCCGAAGTGGTACGACGTTGCCACGGGCACGTGGACGCCGGAGGGACGCGCGTACCTGCAATCGCTCGCCACGGCGCGCGGCGTGCTCTACCGACGCAACTACAAGGGCGAATGGTGCAGCGCCGAAGGTGCCGTGTGGGAGGCTTGGGACGAAGACACGCACGTCATCGAGACGCCGCCCGAAAACGTCAAGTGGTACTGCGGCGCGATGGATTGGGGACACACCGATCCGTGCGCGTTCCTTGTTGGTGCGGTGAGCTACACGCCCGACAAGAAGAAGGTGATCACGATCGTCCGCGAGGTCTACCAATCGAAGAAGGGGATCACGTGGTGGGCGAACGAGGTCGTGCAGGCATACAAGGACTTCGGCCTGCCCGCGATTGTTGTTGACCCGTCGCGCCCCGAGATCGTCGACCACTTCAATCAAGAGCTTGTCGCGCAGTTCCCTGCGCTCAAGGACTACCCGGTTGCGCGCAGCGCGGACAACGTGCGCCATGCGTCGAGCCCCAAGGGTGACTTGGCGGGGATTGACTTGGTGCGCGAGTACATCGAGACGAGCCGATTCAGGTATCTCAAGGGCTCGATGCGCCACGGCATCGACGTTGACTTGAAGAATCGTGGCAAGGCTACGGGCTTCTTGGAGGAGGTGGTTGAATACGTGTACCGCGTGCCCGCTGGTGCAGATGACGCGCGAGATGCGGTTGACCAAACTGATCCGAAGTGTGACGACCATAGTTGCG